CTGCTTTCGTTGGCATTATGAAAACTCCTGCGCTTCGATTGTTGTGTTGATAATGTTGCTTGAATTAGCGAGATATGCATCCGCTTGATGATCAGCGCTTGCATTTGAATAAGTCGTTGGCTCTAAAGTTCCTTTAACTGTAGAAATACCATGAGAGCTTGTAAAAGTGATAGTGTTTGAAGATATACTTTGAATCTCAAGTCCTGTGATTGCATTGTCATGATCTCCTTGTGGAAGGTAGTCAACAATATCACCAGCTTTGAAGAAACTGACATCATTGACATCACTTCTACTAAAAGAATCTGTTTCAACAAGAACACTTGTATTTGTTGGGATAAAGCTGACTTGTGCTGTGGCGTTCCATGCAACAGGAACAAGACCTGTTGTTAAAAGTTCAATCTCACAACCTTCACTCATAAGCTCTTGATTGATCGAGCGAACCATACCAACACCATTGGTCACTCCATAAGAATCGCCATATCCTCTCAAGTGTGGAGAGCTAACTGTCACATAAGATCCAACATCTAAGAAAGCGCTTGAACCTGTGCCAATAGATCCTCTCCAAACTCTTAATGGATTAGAGAGGATATTGAAGATTCTTGATGAACTTGGAAGAAAGAAATTAAAGTTGTCGCCAGCATTACGTCCGAAGTCTCTTGAGCTTACTCCTGGAAGACTAAGAGTGATCTTGCTCCGCTCTCCACCATAACGATTGATCGCTTCTTGGTTGTTGAAGATTACTTCGCTTAAGTAGCTGTCTTCCTCTGCTGAATAATCAAACTCATACTTGATTTGAGTCACTATATCTTCATAAATATCCCAATGTGGAGGCTGATCAGCTAACCAATCGCCGGCTTCAATGGTCAGTGAAGAATCAGCTGATCTCTCTGCTCCCAAAGGTTGAAGGCTTAATCTGCTTCGACCGGTGGACTCGTCTCGCTTCATAACAAGACAAGCTCCCATTAGTTTTAGTAAGCTGTCAAAGATGTCTCTTAAGCTTGAGCCATCACCGGCAAACTGATCGGTGAAAACAAAAGGACAAGAAGCACCGACAGCCAAGAAGCTTTCTTCATCAATGTCAGAGCTTGAGATATTCAAGCCAAGACCAAGAAGGTCATAATCTCCATTGATTTCATTTCCGCCTCCACTCTCTAAGAGCTTAAGCATGATTTGACCAGCGTTGTCTTCAATAACTTGGCTACCTCTAAAGATCAAGACTCTTTCTGAATCTTGCCAATCTGCAAAGCTGACATTATTGGAGAAGCTGTTGGAGTCAGCAATGTGTAAGATTCGACCAACTGTTGAACCGCCAAAAGATACCGCTGTTTCATGAGTGACTTGGAAAGTTTGGCGCTTGGTGCTTTCGCTTTGTCGGTCATAATACAAGACAATGACATCATATGTTTCACCGGCTGTCGCTGTTGAAGGTAGGCCAAGAGTTCCTTCAATCAAGATCTTTGATTCATAGTTTTGATAATAAGCTTTAGCAAGATCACGAAGACCAAAGAAGCCGGTTCTTGGCTGTGTTGATGCTGTCACTTCAATAAACTTGTCACCTTGATCGGGATAGAATGGATCTTCTTGTTCTCCAATATCAAGAGGATAATATAAGCCAATACCTGGAGGATAATTGATATTCGTTCCATTGGCTGTGAAGGCTCTCGGAGTAGCTGATCCATATTGGTTTTCAATATGCTCTTTGAACTTTATAAAGCCATTATAACCATTCCAAAGAACTACCTTTCCGGCAAAAGGTGAGTTGCTTAATTTGCTTGCTCGGATGATGTTATCAGCATTTAACCGCCATTGAGCAAAGCCACCGCTGAATCCTTGAGTTGAGCTAGGTCCATCACTAGCCAAAACATCATTGATCACCTTTGGCCATTGCTTAACTTCTTGATTTCCAAGTTCATGTTGCTTTAATTCATATCTGTTTATAGCAATGTTGAAGAAGCCAGCATTTGTGATTTCTCCAGCTGTGAAAGCTGTACTTGGAGAACTGTCAGCATTGACCACATAACCATTCAAACTCAATGAATAAGCTGTTGCTGTTGGGTAGACTCCATCAGTTGCTAGGTTTACATTGATATACTTTTTAAGTTTGGGATAGCGTGGATGGCTTCCAATGTATTCATCACGATCAGGACCGCTTGGGAGCGAAGCATCAAAATCAGCCAAATAATCCTCTGAACCATAGTTTGACAGTATAATAGCGTTGAATGTGTTCGCTGTGATTGTTGAGCTTGTATCGGGATAAAGAGCTGGCTCTTCATGAATTGGATCATAACTGAGTCCAAGCGCGTACTCTATAGCGCTCCCATAATTGCCATCATAATAATGATAACCTTGAAGGAGTCGAGTTTGGTTGATCTTGTCAGCGAGTTCAGTATCAATCAAGGCAGTCAAAGGAACGATTGATAAGGCTATTGAGTCACCGGCTTCAATGATCGGACTTTGCTCAATAAAGCCATTGATGATCTCAACATAATCACTAACTGTTCCATCAGGATATTGATGAGCCATGAAAAGCTTGGCTCTTCTCCCTCTAAAGGTTGTGATCTCTGTTGTGACTTCCGGAACAAAAGAACCTTCAAGACCATAAGTATGAAACTGTGGTGTGGTGTTTCCTTGTCCTCTTGTCGCTGTGATTGTTGAGCTTGTGGCGCTACTAGCTCGGATAGTCTCCGAACCAATATGGAGAAGTTTTGGATAGGTTAAGCCAGAAAGGTCTGTATTAACTTTGATCGTTGTGCTTTGCCTTGATACATCACTTATGATCTGCGCTTTTTTAATAGCGCTTCGAGCGCCACACCTTCCAAAGATCACTCCGGGATCTCCAAGTCCACCTTTACGATCTATTTGAAGAGTGACAGAAACGGGAGAGTATTGACCAATTCCACCGCTCGGATCAACCGAAGCGCTGAAAGTTCCAACTGTTGAGATACCTTCTTGATCTACATATGGAATACTTGTGGCTATATTAGCATCAAGGCTCGTTGTGCTTGGTGGTGTGGTGCTGTGATACCGATATTCAAGGCCACTGACTTGAAGAGCAAAGATTCTCCGACCATGTTCTTTTGTGATTGTCATGGAGTCACCTCTGGAATCAACAAGTCGTATATATGAATAGTAAAGGCTTCAACATAATTAAAGTCAAATCTTAGATTTAACAGTTGGCCACGATTAGCGCTTGGCACGAACAAAGGTCTTGGAAAGTCAGGTGTTGTATTCGTTGGCGCTTCAATCAACTCGCTACCTGTAAAAGCTGTAAAGGTTTCAAAAGATCCACCGGTCAAATCGGATCCTTGTTGAAATCTGATTCCATAGTCTAAAACAGTTCCTGAATAGCTGTTGCTTGTCGTGTTTCTCAATTCTACATCAAAGTAGCTGCTCACATTGGGATCTCCCCAAGATCGACATTGCACAATCAAAGCTAAATGACTGCTTAAAGGTGTTGTCTGATACATGAGATTATACTGACTAACATTCTTATATAATGTGCTCGCTCCTTGCCTTCCACCGATAGCAGTGAAGCAAGGCTGACCAATATGATAATGAGCTTGAGCTAAGAACTTGCAGTGAGTCAGTTGAGCTAAAGCGCTAGCCATTTGACTGACAGTTGAACCAAAAAGAACTTGGTTATTGTAGCAGCCTTGCTCATTTGGAAGGCTTTTATATCCTGTTGGAATTAACACTTTAAACTCCTATGATCGACAGGCCCTTGATATAAACCGGACTTGAAGTGATTCGGTTATTATCACCAAGTAAGATCTCTTGATTTCTTGCTGTTGACATCAAGCCGACTTGATACATGGAGAGTCTAAAGTCTCGACTATATCTTTCAAGTTCACTTAGTCTTAAACTTAGGCCATAGCTATTCCAACCATTCTGAACAATGGCTAATCTATACCCAAAGATTTCAACCTCAAAAGTCCCACTGACATAATTCTCGACATTGATGAAGACATCCACATCAAGATCCTCTTGTTGATTCATTCCACTAAACAAAGAGACAATAGAAAACATCAAGTCAGATTCAAACGTTCCTAAACCTTTAGCCGGTCCGGTACTTCCAGACACAAAGTCAAAAGCTCCCGACCAATTCAAAAACGTTCTTCCTCGCTTCCTTAGTGTGGTGATATTGCTCAATGTTTCTACACCAAAACGAGCGCTCAATGGTCGATCAGCGCCAAGCCTATTGATTCCCTGTGGTGTGAATGTGTCCGGACCTTGCTGAAGAACTCCGGTTGATAAAGGTGAACTGATATAAGTCCAACTGCCATTGATATTGGATATTTCAACATACCCACTGACACATTCGACAAACAAAGTCAGCTTGCAAAAAAGTTCATTCTCTGAAGCTGCCACTGAGATACTTAATTCTTCAAATGCGGATGCATATCTTGTTGAATCTGTTATGGCTATATCTGCATCATAATTATTAGCAGACAAAGGAAAGGTAATTCTTCCGCCTATCTTATTTCCTGAAGCTGTTCGGTGACAAGCTATTCTCAGCTTGAACACATTGTGATGATTGCTTGGTCTTGGGATATACCATTCACAAACATCAGTTGGACTTGTTGCATCTACTCTAAAGACAGCAGGCCCCCAAGCTTGAGCCACTGCATCCACACATCCACCATGAGCAAAAGCATAATTTTGAAGCTCACCAAGTTTGGAGATTTCTGTGGTCCTCAATGTCAATCCAGCTGTCACTCTACTTGGATCAACCAAAGTCGGTGGTGTTGTATATGAGTTGCTCATAGGTGTTCAATCTCCATATTCACCGGTACTCTTCTTTTTAATCGAGTTGGATAAACCAAATCGAAGTCGGAAGTTGTCAAGCTTCCTCTCACTCGACCAAGAGCGCCATTATCTTCTGAAGTATATAAAAGATCATAGCTTGGTTGACTCGAATTGACTTGGCTAGATGTCAAGGCTCTCCTGGAGTCTCCCCAAGATTGATAAAAGTTGATACGCTCGCCACTCCCCACCAATGGCAAGAAGTTATTTATAAAATGTTTATAGTCGTCAACTTGATCAAGCAAAGCATCAAGATCGAATCTTAGAATTGATGTGACATAAGAACCGATAAAGTTTGAGACATAACCGCCACCGATCTTCCTTCGGCTTTGGCTCATGTTCTCCGCTTTTAGGTGGTGATTCTGATAAGGTCTTGAGGGAATTAAAACCCCATGACTCTTGTAAGTTGATGTGATTCGGGAGTGTGTACCATCGGTGACCGGTGATTCTTCCCCTGTGAATCCTAGCAAGTTTCGGATCGTTGTGTTGCTCCATGTTATATCACCTAAGCTGGTCCTATAATGACATTGAACATGACCTTGATCGGTTAAAGTCCAAGTGATGTCAGTTGAGCTTTGAGCAGTATTATCAAGCGCTTGAAGTGAGCTTAATCCAAAGCTGTCTGAGTCGCTTTCATTATACCCACGAATGAAGCAAGTGACATCTTGAACATCACTCTTGATACTTGGAATGTTAAAAGTGTTTGATAAGCCTGACTCGTCAATGCGATAGCTGACATTATCAAGATCAATCAAGCCCCTAGTCCAATCATTGGGAGCGCTCAATACATAGTCAGAGCCAATCAAGCTGGCAACAAGTGTTGAAGTACCAAACCCCAAAGGATCATCACTTCCGGTCGATGTGACCTTGAATTGAACATCCGAAGTGATAGTCACCTTGTCGTCTTCGTTGATAGTCATGGACCAAGATGTTCCAAAGGTAGCAAGGCCAAGTTGATAATCAGCCTTGAAGCTTGCATCAACTCCCCGACCATTCAAGAAGAAAAGCATATCCTCATAATAGCCTTGACCGCTTGCATAGTTTGGAAGGTCCACATCACTACCACCGGAGCGAGTGAAGACAGTCTCTCCACTTTGGCCGGTCATATCAATGGAAGTTAAAAGACCAAAGTTTGGCGCTGGATTATTTAATGGCATTACATGGCCCCCCTTCTTGGCGCTCCACGTCTTCGAGTATTCTGAAGGTTAGTGATTCGATCTGCAAGAGCTTGCTCTGCTGCTCTTTGAGTATCATAGATAACAGCGCCACCAAAGTTGATGTTAAACACCATGCTTGATGTTTCCGCTTGCTCTCGCTGTGGTGTGGTCGCTGTCTGTGGTGTACCTGTTGGAGAAGTAGAGCCACCACCACCACCACGACCGGCTCTTGAAATTGCTGTGTTTGCGTTATTTGTTAAAATGGCTCCACCTACTCCTGCGGTTGCCGCTACACCTGCAAAGATAGCGCTTGCTTTAAAGTGAGCAGGAGCAAAGCCCGCAGTTAAAGGAGAACCAAGCTTTGAAAAGCCTTTGGCTAATTCCATGACTGCTTCGACTGAGGCTTGTTGACCTAATCCTTTTAAAATATTTCCAAACAATAAAGGAATAGTTTGTGATTCTTGCGCTCTTATCTGTTGCCGTTCTGATTCATATTGAGCAGTCAAATTAGTTATTTCTTGTTCTTTTTGCTGGTATAAAGCCACATCATTTGAAGCTTGAGCTTTAAGCATTTCTTCTCTTGCTTGACCTACCTTTTGATCAAAGTCATATTTCAATTCTTCAAAGGTAAGATCGAATTGACCAGCATCAACCAAGCTTTGATAAATTGCGCTTGTGCTTTCTTTAAGCAAGTCTTGACCCATGCTCTTAAGAGTGTCCATCGATTCATTAAAAGATTGATCCAAGATCTTCTGTCTTTCAATAGCTTCTCTTCTTTGGATCTCTGTGATCTCGGCTTGAGTATGCTCATTTAAACTAATTTCTTTTTTATAGCGAAGATCCAGGAGAGCCAATTCTCTAGCTGTTTGGTCTTCAATCTGTTGAGCATCGAACTCAAGTGTTGAATAAATAAAGTTTGAGCGCTGTTCAGCAAGTTGTCTCTCATTAGCAAGACTCTGTTTTTGCTCTGCCTGTTGGATGCGAGTCTTTTCATTTTCAAAGCGCTTGGTTGCAATCAAGATTTGATTTTGATTATCACCTGCCAAAGCAAGCTCATCATTGTATCTTTCTCTTGCAAGATCCAAAGCGCTTGCACCTTGAAGTTTCATTGACTCAAGTTCTAGTGATCTAAGGTTCTTAAGCTCTGCTTGTTGCTGTCTAGCTTTGGCTAGCTCCATCGCTGCTTCTCTTGCTCGATCGGCTTGGCGCTTCTGTCTTCGCTTTTCAGCTTCGACCTTCCGCTTATTAGCAAAGCTCTTTTCAATGGCTGTGATCTCAGCTTGAAGTCTGGCACGTTCTCCGGCTATAGCCTTTGATCTGACTTCTTCAGATATATCTTCAATAGCTTTAAGCTCTCTGATCTTTTGCTGACTGCCAAGCCTAGCGATTTCAATTTGAGATTTAACAGTGTCTTTTGTTGCTTGTAGCTGATTTCTGTTTGCTTCGCTTGTTAGCTTCGCTTCAAGCTCACGTTGTTTCTTGATGAACTCAGGAGACTTCTTTAACTCTCCTTCAACCATTTCAGTTAATTTTTTTCTCTCTTTTGCTCCTCTTAGACTTAAATCATCAGCTTTGGCTTCTAGCTTAGATAATTTGTCTACTAAAACAGTCCTATTTTGAATGAGAGAGTTTAGGGTGCTTCGGACTGCTATTTCTGCTTGTAAATTACCTTTAGAAATCTTCAGATTCTTTTGGGCCTGCTTTATTGATTTATCCATTTCTAGGATTTGGCCTTTAATCTCAGCTGTATTCTGATTTATCAATTCACCTTGATTTATTAAGCCTTGAGCGTTTTGAGACTGTATTCTAAAAGCTTTAATTGTCTCTTTGTTGAGAGTGACTTGTGCATCACTTAACTGTTCTATGATAGAAGTTAATTCTGTGGCGCTTGCAGCATAGGCTTCAACCTTGATATTTGTTCCATCAACCTCATTCCCATATTCTCTAAAAGCATTGATAAGCTCCATGACAGCCATGACAGCAATTCCGATTGGACCGGCTAAAGCTGTAAAACTAGCTCCGGTGGTTTTGGCAGCTGAAGCTAAACCTGTAAAACCATCGACCACACCACTAAGAGATTCACCAACTCCGCCCAAAGCTTTATTGGCTTCACCACCTAACGATGATACCGCTTTACCTACACTGCTGAATGATTCCCCAACAGCTTTTGAGCCTTGTTCAAGTTTATCAAAGCCTTTTTCCGCTTGTTCAGCGTTTAAGACAACATCAATCTCCACTTGATTATTTGCCATTTTGCGCCTCTCTCATTGCGCGTTCTTGCGCTCTAAAGTGTGCCTCTTCTGTGTTTGAGTGTAGCACATCAACCGCTTCAAGTAAGGCACAACTTGGATTTGGATATGTATGAGTTATTTTGGCCAAGCCTGCTCTGTGTCGATGATAGGCTTGGATGATTGAAGCAAGTCTATTCGATGAAGCCACCGGACAAGAGCGAATCTTTAGCTCACTATAGTTCTCACCGCAATCGGGAGCCACACGATAACCAGGCAAGTAAAAACCTAACTCATCTTTTTGAACTTGTGGGAGTCCTTTTTGAAAAGATCCACCACAATTTCCTCTGAGTTTTCTTAGTCCTTTTTTGGCTTGGCATTGTTCGCATGACCAAGCTCTGCCCCTAGAATGGCTAAGCCATACACTAGAGGCAAGCGCTATTTTCCCTCAATACCGAGCAAGCTTATTCTTTGAATATGCATGACTAATTCGCTGATTGCTTGGACTCGGTTTGACTCTGGTCTTATGTTCATGATCTGCATGACAGTTGCTTCCTCACCGTTAATCTTGGTAAGGCTACCCACAATCATTTCCATGTAGACTCGTTGAAGGTAGGCATTATAATCAGCCATTGCTTCTCGTTCCTCATCGGTTAGATTGTGATGCCAAACAGCACGAGCTTTTTGATCGCTTGGAGCTTCAACCCAAAGCATTCGGCCCAACTCGCTTCGAGTATAAGCACCAGCCCGAACTTCCGCTTCTTCTCGCTCGGAAGGTGACAACGCTTTGAGTGTGAACATGGTTGCATCTTCTTTAACATTGCCAAGATCATCAAGTGAACCGCTATTAAGGTAAGCGCTTCTTTGGTCCTCTGTTGCTTCCACTGAGGAATCACAAGTCACCACAACATCAATGGACTCGGTTGAGCTAGTAAGAAAATGCAAAGCCATGATTAAACTCCTAAAGCGATTCTGAATGGAGAGTTGCCAGCGTTTGCTTCATAAGCAGATGTTCCGAAGTCTCCAGCATAGCGACTCTGTTGATAAGTCAACTGTTGTCTTACTATATCGTTGCCACTAATGTCATATACATTTGGATCATTTGTGAGCATAGCGGCCGGAATCATAATTGCACAACCTTGACCATCACCTTGAGGACCGGTTCCAATCAACACTTGGCGAACTGTACGATTGAAGAAATCATCTTTGATTGTGGTGTTTACTGTTGAGATTGTCATAGACAACTCCACAACTACATCACTGATCTCCATGCCAGACATTGCCAAGATACTGTTTGAGTGTCCTAATGGTGTGAGAGTATTAGTGTAAGTCAGACTAAAGTCTTCACAATCAAGAGCGATTCGACCAAGTGAATCTGCGCTTGTGGCATTGGTCAAGCTAGATGGAGAAGCATCACTGACCACAGCATAAGCACCCCTAAACAATGGTGCTGCTCCTGTGTTGTAGCTTGGCTCAACCGGTCCGGTAGCGCTTGCATGATCATCGGTGATGTATGCTGCTTGATAAGTTAGCTCAGCCATTAAGCGCCCATTGTCAAGAGTAATATTCATTGACTCAAGAACGCAACCATATGCCAAAGTGAGGAAGTTTACACCTTCGATTCTAAAGGCCACAGAGCTTTCAAAGTCTCCGGTGTCGGTTCGGCTTGGAGTGTACCAAGTTTGAAGACCACGAATGGCAGTATATCCATCATCTGAGAACGCAGGAGAAAGGACAACATTTCCGCTTCCATTGTCGTTGTCAGTAATTGCGCTATATTCAGCACGACCGGCGATTGATGTGCTGATCAAAGTTCCAATGTCAGTGACAGCCGGAGCGCTTGTTGGTGTGTATGTGTTCTCATCAACAGAAGTGACAGTGTCAGAGATAACACTTGGAACTTTTGTTTTAAGACCTGCACCAAGCAACAAGCCTAAATAGTTAGTTGTGTAATTATCCGCAGCTGTTCCGATGGTAGTCAGATCAACACGACAAACGATAGATCCGGTTCTTCTTCTTACTCGGCTTCCTGAAGCCCAAACAGTATCAGGCTCAGCAGGCACAAAGTACGATCCATCACGAGCATCATTGCGTTCTGAGACTACAGGCTCACCAGCAATCACAATCGGATCACGCTCGCAAGGGATAGAAGTAAAAAGTAAACCGTCTTGACTTGGTAGTCCTGTGGTTGGATGGAGAGAGCCAAAAGAACTCTCAACAGCGATTGAAAGTGAACGGTGAGTCACTGCCATGATTAAGCCTCCAGATAAAGAAGATCAAAAGGAAGGGAGAGAATAAAGGCTAGTCTCTCACCTTGTTGGTCCAAGATAGTTTGTATTGTAGCCTCAAGAGGAATCAAACTGACAATACCTGTCGTTGATAAATCATATTGAGGCCCCTTTAAAGTATTGATGAGAGCAGAGCAGTCTTCATTCATCAAGCGAAGAAGAAAGCCATCATCGTGAGGAATGTCATAACGTACACGACAAAGAACTCTTGAGCGCTTTCGACCACTAAGACCGGCTTGTCCATCATCTTGAGCAAGGCCATCAATCCTCATTTCAAAGAAGCGAGTTGAGTTGGCTCTTTCCTCCAATGGTATTGTGTGGCCTGTTCCTCTATTGGTAGCGACAAAACCATGATGAGCATCAGTTTTGGGAGTAATGTTTTCGACTTGGTTCTCTAAGTATTCAAGAGCTGAAAAGATACCCTGACTCATTTGAGTTTCCTCCTTAGATCAATCTCGACAGCTTTGACAATCAAGTCAACTTCACCAGGAGTTAACCCAATGAACTCTCGCTCTTCATTTACATAATAGCCATATTGAGCGTTTTTAGTCATCCCAATTTTAAAGCCATCTTTGGTCGCTTCGGTCACAACAAAGTTATTAAGCATATTACCGCTTAAGACCAAGTCAACGCTTGCCGATTCACCGCCTTGTCCTCTTCTTCGGCTATCCTCTTTGTATTGAGCATAGCCTTTAGAATAGTAGACACTCTTTCCGGTCCTTGATGGTCGGCCACCTTTGGGAGCAAGACGAGCGCCTTTCTTAGCAACATAGATCGGCTTTTGGGAATAATCTTTGAATGGTTGCCCATTTGCATCCACTCCCTTCCCTGTCCTTATCTTGATTTGAGCTAAGGTATTAGAAGCTAGTCTCATTGAGTCTTCAGCAGTCCAAAGACTTCTTGGAAGATTTAAAGTGACTTTAGCTGTCATTAGTGTCTCATTCCTCGTTTGGGAGTGAAGAAGCTATCATTTGAACTCTTGCTGTAAGTTCTCCAGCTTGCTCGAAAGTCAGAAGCGCTTCCACCTTTTCGAGTCAAGTTTTCTTCTCCACTATCAACCAAGCCATCACCATCAAGATCAAGGCTTACTGAACTTAAAGCAGAATCAAGAAGCTCTTGACATCTAGTTCGCATTGCTTCGGAAGCATCAAGTTGGAGATTGAGTTCATAGACTCTCGATGCTGTGCAATAAGCATGAGCAAGCTTAAAACTTTGAGCATTGAAAACTTCATCCTCTGTGATGTCGTCAGCTGATAAAGCGTTTCTAATATGAAGCGCTATCTCATCGAGACTCGCTTTGATCTGTGGCTTAAAGTCGCTCTGTCTTCTTGGGATCATGTCCGCAAGATTAGCAAAGGTTGCTACAAGTTCATCATGATCAAGGCCGGTGTCAAAAGGTCTTGGAGTTGCTTTAATGACTCCCTTCTCCATCTTGACATGGTTTTGGCTTCCATAGTCTGCTGAGTAACTCAACTCATATGGATAATAGCCACTTGTTCCGGTCACTGAAGCGCTTGTCACAGGTACATAGTACATTGAGAAAACAAGAGTTGCGCTGGTGCTTAAATCAATCTCTCTCGGTAAAGGCTCGGCTAAGATTGCAGTTGTACCAACAACCCTTGAAACAGTGACGGAAAACCAAGTGTCTCCATTGGTCACCAAAAAGCCTTTGGCTTGATCTCTGTGGAGAGCTATCGCTTCAGCGCTTAAGGTCAAAGTCCTTCGGTCGCTTGCGATTGAGTTCACTGTCAAATCAGTTCTGCTCTGTGTCATGGTTTCACTAAAAGCAGATGATCCACCTTTGACCACTAAAGTTGGTGCTTCGCTTAATGGTGTTGGAGCGTTCCATTCAAAGAGATAGTTTTGGCCTGTTATCGCTTTTCTCATCGTTTCGCTCCTCTGTTTGCTTTTGTAATATCGGCTTGTTTCGCTTTGGTTAGGTTGGCCGCTTCAATAAAGCCTTCTGTCACCGGACTCCAACTGTGTCGGCAATTATAGCCACCGCCTGAAGTGATGACACTTAAACCTTGACCATTGTTGAGCCTTCTCATTTGTTTGTCATTAACAACTAAGTTTATCAAGGCACGACAAAAAGGCCGAGTGATTCCGTCTCTTGGTCCGGTGTATAGATAATTATCAAGACCAGCTGTTTCGGCTGCCACTGCTGTGATTCCCCGACCATATTGACTAATTCTTGTCTTGACCTCTGTGAGTTGTGCCCCCTCTGACCTTTTGAGCCTTGCTTCAAGATTGCTCATCACAATACTTGGAGGAACATCAACCAATAAATCTCTTAGAGATTCATTTATGCTTGTTTTGAATGAAGGAAGAATCACCTCATCAAATACAGCTTGCGCTGTTGCAACTTGAATACTCTCAAGCTGTGGCGCTATTGAGTCAAACCCAAAGTTGGGCTGAACTGCTTTGAGCGCTGTTTCAACAGTTTTTTTGATAGCTTCTTGCTGTTCAATGAACTCATCAACTGCAAGCCCAAGTCCACCTTGTAAGATGAAATCAAGAAGCTGTTCATCAGTAAGATTTAGGAGAGTCAATGGATTGCTCGCTGTAATAGCGCTCTCCACTGTCTCCAATAGTTGTGCTCTTGCTGTCCTAAGTGTGGAAGCAAAAGACCTCTCCGCTGAAATCTCAGCTTTGAGCTGATCGCGTCTTGCTCTTGTTAATGTGGCCAACGGACCAGACTGACTTTTGGCCTGTCTAGTCAAGTCTTCAACTGCTAACTTATCAGCATCTTCCTTCTCCGCAAGGAGGATAGGTTGACCACAAGAACAAAACATATCTTAGAGACAATCAGTGAGAACAAAGCCAAGAGTAGAATCAACAGCATGGAAAGTGTTGACCTCTTCACCCCAAACATAACGGCGAGTCTTGTCAAGGCTGTCGTACTGACCGCTAACCATATCATTGAATGATAAGTTAAGAGCAGCAACAGGCATACCCTTCACATTACCAGACTTTTGAACGATAGCATCAGAACCGCGAAGAATACCCATGAACAATCTGTCACCGGTCCAAATGTAAGACTCTGAACTAGTAGCACCAGGAACAGCAGTGTCTTGACGAGCTTGGCCAACAAAGATGTTAGGAATACCAAGAACATCACGAAGAACAGCAAGAACA